AAAGGTTAAAGAGGAGTTAAAAATGACTGAACAAGAGATACTAGATAAATACTTCGACGGTAAAGAAAATGGCTGCGGCGCTGGTGCCAGCTTCGGCGGTGGCGGTGGTGATGGTTGGGGTGCTGGCTGGGGCTCTGGCCATGGCAGGGGCGAGGGCTGGGGCGAGGGCTGGGGCGAGGGCTCTGGCTGGGGCTCTGGTGATGGCAGGGGCGGTGATGATGGCAGGGGAGAGGGTGATGGCTGGGGTTGGGGCGGTGGCAGGGGCGGTGGCGGTGGCAAAGGTTAACAAAAGTTAGGTAAGTGCCAGTTATTGAAATTTTTAACACGCTAGTGTATAAGTATTAAAAAAAGCGTGTAAAAATGGCAAAAGTAGCATCATTTTCGAGTAACGACAGCACTGATGAAGGTGTGGGCGTATCTACGAGCACAACAATGATTTCTCCAAGTAATTCGACAGGGGATATGCTTTTAGTCTCTATAACTGTCTCAAAGAATTCAGGAACGCCGGAAACTGTTTCAACGCCAGCAGGATGGACACTACACAGAACAGACTTGAATATCGAGTTGAGAGCATATATTTTCTGGCGAGAAACTACGGCAGACAATGAAAATGTACCTGATTTTACGATTTCAGGTTCTGGAAGTGAATGGTGCATTGGGTGTTTAGTTATGCCAGGTGTAGATTTTGTGGGGGGTCCTTTTGGAAATGAAGCAGCTACAACAAGCGGAGCTGCTGCCGATCCAACAGCTCCTTCTACGACGACGACAGCAAATAATAGTGCTGTAATACATATTCTGGCTAGAGAGAGAAGAGCAATACAAGGTATATTTAATACAACTAGACCTCAGCTTGTGCAATTATTTAGCGAAAGTTCAGGAGGTGGTGAGGGGCTTGATAACAATATTTCGATATGTAAAGATTTTGAAAAAACAAGTGGGAATAGTGTTGGTGGTTTTACCTGGGACTCTACTAGTGGTGGAGATAATATTCTTTATTGTCTTGAAGTACTAACAGATGGGACAAATATACCTTTGTATTTCAATTCATTCCCTATTGTTTCGCTTGATAGTGCAAATTATTCTGAAATAACTGATAATACTTGGAGAGATGTATTCTCAAGTAGCGGTGTTGATTTTACAGATGGTACTGCTTTGTCTGAGCTAAGTTATGATGCTGTAACAGACGTTGACCCAGGAACTGATCAAATAACTATAATTGGTCATGGATTGACGAGTGGCGATGTAGTTAGAGCAAATCAAAACGGGAATACTTTGCCAACGGGCTTAACTGATGGAAACTATTATTTTGTTGAGGTGGTAGATGTTAATACTATAAAATTGCGTGATGCAAACGGAGTAATGGCAGGTGACGCTGACTATTATTACTCAGGCACAGCAGACAAGGCAACTATTGATATAACTGCCGATGGTACAGGAACATGTAAATTTTCAGTTGAAAAAACATTGGTAATAGATTTAGACTTTGATGGAGATTTTAATAGACCACCCTCTAACAATTCGTGCGGGAATAATTATCAAGGAAACGGGGTAACTTTTACTACACCTATAGATTTAACAGGAACGACAATCGGGACCCGTTATGATTCCAATAACAATTCATTGGGCAGCTGGGTTGTTTTGCTTGACTCAGACGGTGATTATAAGACATATAAGCTGAGTGAGACTGGTTCTCAGATAAAAGATGAAATCGCGGTTGTTGATCCTGATAACACAGATCAGGCTTATGAATATCAGACTTTTGATAAAACTTCTGTAAAGCATATAATATATATAGTTTTGAGGCTAACGATACATAATCGAACATCTGCCACTAAATTTTTTTACCTTGAGCTATCAAATTATAATTCATTTCAAATAGTCGGCGGTGATTCTTCTTACCCTACAAATTGGGATGATTTCTATAATGAAGCGCAGTTTTTCTCCACAGCTACAACGGATAAACCATCAGATACTCAATTTGTATGTTTACAACCTATACAAATAGGCGGAGGACATCTAGTCGCTGATAATGATGTATATTTTAAAGGTACTGAAAAATCTATTGCTTTCCCTCAACTCGCTGATGGTGTAACATCTTTCAGGTTTTACTTAGCCTCTTTAGGCTTGACAATGGATTGTAATGCGGTAAGTGAAATTAGTATAAAAAATACTCAGTGGGGCGCGTCACTACCTTTCACTTTTACCGTGGATGCTGACAGACCGGCAGGTGCTGCTGTCGATTATAGCAGTGTACAATTGATTAGAGGCACAGCAACTTTTCAGGCTGACGATGTAGTTTCAAGTATGACATTCGTTGAAGGCGAAGGCGTTACGTATAATGATTGTACTATGACCAATCCTACATTTTCAAACATAGATAGAGCTGACGGCTATATAGTATTAACAATAACGCACAATATATCAGGGGCGTCTTTTTCGGCTGATGAGGCCTCAGATTATGCTATTGAGATTGATACAGCGGGAACTTATGATTTTAACAATTTTAGCTTCACCGGTTTTACTACTGATGTGAATGTGACTGCATCGAGTGGCATAGTCAATATAAACTTGACAAATGGCTCAGATACTCCAACCTACACAAGCGCTGGTGCAACTGTAAACATCACTCAAAACGTAACTATACAACACGATAATATTGTAGACACTTCATACGTTCAGATTTATAACGTGACAAAAGCCGCACAACTTGACTACTCGCAAGTAACTGGAGGAGGTGGCTATAGCTATCAGGTCAACCTTGTTTCAGCGGCTGCGGATGAAGGCGACACAATAAGATTCAGGGCATCTCAGCAAGTAACAACAACAGCAAAGAAAGGGCTACAATTTTCAGGGATTTTAACCGCAGCAGGTTTAGATTTTACTGCCTCCGGGGATCAGCTTGATGCAGGGCCGTACAACCAATATGCGACCGATGGCTCAACAATGACTGAATTTTCATGGGATGGTGGGAACTTGGAGATCGATGTCAATGACGCAGATAATACCACAGAAATTCAAAGATTAGGCGCATGGTATCATTATTATATAACAACAGAAGACGGGATTCAAAACTTATTTGGCTGCATTGACTGGGAATCTATAAACAGTATAATGATTGATCAATCTATTTGTGATATTAAACTGGATAATGTAAAGGCCACGCCGCTACTTGTAACAGGGGGAAGAATTTACAGATCTGACGAAAGCACCGTAATTGCCTCAACGTCTAACTCGATACAGATAGATTACACGCCTGTATATGCAATAGAAACTGGCATATCAGGGCTAACGCCTGCGGAATCTGCAAAACTTGTCAGCCTTGGAACGCCAGCGCAGAATGCAACAGCTGTATGGGATGAGGTTTTATAATGCCTACAGCAAGGGATAAAATGCTGGAAGCGTCAAGACTCGACTCTGGTGTAGCAGCGAGAACGCATTTTCTAAGTGTGATAGATGCAGATACAGTTCTTGGAGCAGGATTTGAATTATTTATAAATTCAGACATCGAAGCAGAACTTACTTCGAGCATAGAGGCAAATATCGAATCAACTATAGAAATATTTGAGGACGATACACTTAGCTTTGAAATAAATAACGATATGGAAAACGAGATATGAGCAAAGTATATTTTACCGGTGATGATTGGACTATGAACGCAACATTAAAACAAAATGGCGCGCTTTATGATGCCTCAGCAGCGACCGCAATAGAAGCCGCGGTAGTGTATCAGCAGAAAAACTCAGACCCAACTCAGGAAATCTCAACCACGTCTCAACTAGGCAATGCAGGAGAAGACCTTGCAAATGGTTTAATAGTAGTAAAGTTTCCTTCTGCATCTACTGCAAATGTCACAAAATATGACCAAGACTTATTAATTGAAATTCAAGTTACAAACGGTGGTGAAAAAATAACATGGCCTAGAAAACTTTTTAATGTTCAAAAAGGAACGATTTCATAATAAGTTATAGATAAGGAGTAAGTTATGAAAAAGGTGGCAAAATGTAACATAGTAAAGAAGAAGGCTATGATTGAGGCTCTGGAGAAGTCACTAGGTGTGGTTACATCTGCTTGTAAAGTTGTTGATATCGCAAGAAAAACTCATTACGAATGGTATAACACGGACGAAGATTATAAGAAGGCTGTTGATGAAGTGGCAAATATAGCCTTAGATTTTGCCGAAACTGCATTGCATAGGCAGATAAATGAGGGGAATACAGCAGCAACAATCTTTCTTTTAAAGTGCAAAGGGAAAGAGAGAGGCTATGTAGAGAAGCAGGAAGTAGAGCATAGCGGAGAAGTCACAAATAAAAACATTCAGATAGTTTTTAAGGATGACGTAGACGATAATGACATCGGTTTCACAGATACATAATTTTCAAAAAGTTAAAGCGTCGTCAAAGTATTACGCGCCAATCCTAAAATCAGACCATCGCTATATAATTATGTATGGCGGCCGCTCTTCTGGCAAATCATATACAGCATGTTTAAAAACAGTCCTTAGGATGAGGTCTGATAAGTATTTTAAAGGTGTTGTTTTGCGCAAAATATTTGCAGATATAAAGGATTCGGTTTTTGAGCAAATCTGGGATATTATTCAACAGTATAACTGGCAGGATGAGTTTCACTATACAAAAAGCCCCCTCCAAATAAGGCATAAAAATAACAATGTTTTACTTGCGCGAGGCTTAGATAAACCAGCAAAGTTAAAGTCGATAGCAAATCCGAATTATATTCACATAGAAGAAGCAGACGAAATTAAATTTGAGGATTTTATTAAGTCAGATACGTCTATAAGACATTCGGATCCTTCTGTAGTTCAGCAAATGATTTTGACGTTTAACCCTGAAAGCGAAGACGGCTGGATTAATGACTATTTTTTTCCTGCTAAATTATCTTATGAAAAATCTGACGGTTCTCACACCTATATAAATTCAAGAATGAAAAATACAGTCATTCTACATACTACGTATAAACATAATGATTTTTGTTCTGAAGGGAATATAGATACAATAAACAGACTCAAGAATTTAGGCGAGGATTCAAACTATTATATGGTTTACTGTTTAGGGCTTTGGGGGAATGCCTTAAAAGGTCTTGTTTTTGAAGATATTAATTATGCTGATGAGATGCCAGCTAAGGAGCATTGGAAAAAGTCTGGTTACGGACTTGACTTCGGCTTCACTAATGACCCCACTGCTATTGTGCATTGTGTCCTTGCCCATGGAGAACTTTATTTTCAGGAAAAAACATATAAAACAGGTTTAGTCAATAAGGGCGAATATTCAATTTGCCAAGAACTTAATAAAAACGGCATAGAAAAAGAACCGATTGTCGCAGACTCAGCAGAACCCAAGTCTATCGCAGAAATAAGCAGGGAGGGTTTTAATATAAAAGGCGTGAAAAAGGGTAAAGACTCAGTCGAGGCAGGCATAAATTTAATGAAACAATACAAGATAAATATTGTCGGGGCATCTCCAAACCTAAAAAAAGAATTAAGGTCTTATAAGTATCAAGAAGCTAAAGATAATACTCAGTCTGAACTAACAAATAAGCCAATCGACGCGTGGAATCATGCAATCGACGCTGCAAGGTACTGGTGCTGGCACAATTTTAATAAATCTCACTTAACGCCAAGAGCACTAGTATTTTAGGTTGATCTCATGCTTATTTTATAGATTTATTTTACAGTTTGAACTATTGATTTTTTTGATATAATGTAATTAAACTATAATTTAAAACGATACAATGATAAAACATGTTTAAATATTTTTTGAATAGCTTGAAGATTAGGCAGAAAAGCACGTCGAATTCTCAGGTGACAATTAAGACGCCGCAATCTGCTAATTCAGCTGCTCAAATGTTAATCCAGCCTTATTCCATGTCGTCCAGATTTGGATGGTTAAACCTAAGAGCTCAAGCGGCATGGAATTATTATAAAGAAATTTCAGCAATCAGAGACGCTGTAGATCTAGGGGCCGACAATTTTGTCACAGTCTCTTATGCAATTTATGATAAGCAGAATGACGAATTTATAAGAGAATACAATCCTGAAATAATGGCAACATATCTTCTTAAGTTGCTGAAAAAGCCTAATTCTGACACAACCGGCACTGAATTTAATAAATCCCATTATATAACGTATCAGGTCACTGGTGATACATTTTTCCTTACTACGAGCAATGAAGAGGATTCGGAGCCTCTCGAGCTTTATTATATTAATTCAAAAAATATAACAAGTTCTGAGGATTTAGACGAGATAACAACGTTTTATGAAATAACGACAGGGCAGTTTAGAGGGAAATTTATTAGAAAGGAATTGGGTGACGGAAGAGTAGTTTTTGTCAATGATTCTGGGAATTGGCAGTTATGGGTTATGAAGAATTTTAACCCTGATAGTTTTAATAGAAGTAGAGGGCTCTCAAAATTATCAAGCATCTATTACGAACTCGAAGAGCATTCGGGCGTTTCACAGCACAACAACGCAATGCTGAGAAATGGCGCGCGGCCGTCAGGGGCAGTAATTCCAGATAGGCCAGAGGGCGCCACGGGTGCGTCTTTGACAGATGAACAGGTTCAATCATTAAAAAACAGCATTCAAAGTTTTTATAGCGGTTATAATAACGCTGGCAATGTGATGGTTTTGGATGGTATCAAAGAATTTAAGGAGCTTTCAAAATCTAATAAAGACATGGAATTTTTGAATTTACTACAGCACGTAAAAGAGCAGATTTACACAAATTTAAGAATCCCGTTACCGCTTATCAATGCAAAAACTATGACGCTCCGCAATTTTGAAGAAGCCAAATTCATGCTTTTTGATTTGAATATTATCCCTTTTGCAGTGTGTTATGCTGAAGAGTTAAATGAATTTTTGATGCCTCGACTTGATGACCCAGAGCGATATCGCCTTGTAGTGGACGTTGACAAAATTCCTGCAATGGAAGTTCGGAAAATGATAAAAATTGAAATGTTCAAAGATGATTTAACTAGAAATGAACGCCGGGAAATCCTCAAGTATAAACCAGTCGATGGCGCGGATATATTCACAGATCAAATGAGTGTTTTAAATTTAGCTGAGAATGCAAAAAATGAGCAGGACTTTATTGACTCTTTAATGGATAAAGGGTTTTCTGAATTAGAGGCAAAGCAAAAGGCGCATGATATATATGGGTGCCATTAATTTAACGCGCGAAGAAAGAGGAGTCCTTGCAGATCAATACGACCAAAACCGCAGAACATTTGAGAGAATACTTTCACGCGACCTGAATGCCTTTTTTGCTGGGCTTA